ACAGCATGAAAACTTTTTTAGAAAAACTATTGACAAGTACACGTAACGTATATATAATAAAAGTATAAATTAAATCAAGGAGGTGCAAAAATGAACTTGACGAATTTAAAAATATACAGAAATGTATATGGTTACACTCAAGAAGATTTAGCAAAAGTATTAGGAGTAACTAAAACAAGTTATGCAAATAAAGAAACAGGAAGAAGAAAAATAACATTAACCGAAGCTAAGACGATGGCTGATTTATTTGACGTCAGCATAGAAGAACTTTTTTTTAGTCATGAAGTCCACATAAAGGATACTCAATCAAGAAAAGTATGCAGTAATTTGTAATTAAGGGGGATTAAATAACATGGATTACATAAACGAAATGAATAACTTAGTAGCAAGTATATATGTAAAAGAATATGAAGGTCAACCAGTAGTTAGCAGTAGAGAGGTAGCTAATAATTTTGAAAAGCAACACAAACATGTACTTGAATGTATAGAAAATTTAATAAAAAAATCTCCTTCAGCTATTAATTTTTTCATAGAAAGTAAATATCAACATCCACAAAACAAACAATGGTATAAAGAATATTTATTAACAAGAAAAGGCATTAAAGTTTTGCATGATATTGTTAGAGTGGGTATATTCAAAAATCAACTAGGGTTTCTATATAAAAGAATAGGCGAAGACACTTCAGAAATCATAATGATGCCTGAACGATTCGAAACTATTTTCTTTGATAAATTAAATGATACATTATTAGCTTTAGGAATCGAACTTGAAACTCAAAAAAACGTATTAAATTACAGATTAGATGGATATATTCCACAATTTAATTTAGCTATAGAATATGACGAAGCTGGACATAGAAACACTTCAGCTAAAAAATCAGACATTCAAAGAGAAACGGAAATTAAGAAAGAAATAGGTTGTAAATTTATAAGATTAGATTACGAAAACACAGATGCTTTTAATATAGGATTAGTTATTAAAAATATATTTAGTTTATAGAAAGGGGATAATTATGGATTTAATAAACGAAATGAACAACTTAGTACAAAGTATATCATCTAGAGAAGTAGCAGAAATGATGGAGACTAGACATGATAATTTAATGAACAAAATAGAAAAACACACAACAATATTAGAAAAAGTTAGCGACCTAAAAATTAAGGTGGCTGATTTATGGATATTAAGTTCTTACTTAGATGCTCAAGGGAAAGAACGTAAAGAATATCAAGTAACTAAAAAAGGCTGCGAATTTCTAGCACATAAAACAACTGGAGAAAAAGGGGACTTGTTTACCATAAGATATATGAATAAATTTGAGGAAATGGAACAGTACATAAAAGAACAACAAGTACCACAGTTAACAGAAAAACAAATGCTGCAGTTACAAATCCTAAATGGTGATGAAATGGAGAGAATAGGAGCTTTAAAACAATATGAGGGAGTTATAACTAAACCTCTAATAGACACAATAGAAAAACAATCAGATGCAATAAATGAATTAAAACCACATGCAGAATATGCAGAAAGAGTTTTAGAAGATAAAAAAACATTATTAACTCCAACTCAAATAGCTAAAGATTTTGGAATGGCTGGTAAAGCATTAAATGCATTATTACATGATCTAGGAGTTCAATATAAGCAAAACGGACAATGGCTTTTATATGCTAAGTATCAAGGTAAGGGATATACAGGACCATATCAACCAGATATACCGAATGCTAAACCTCAGACAAGATGGACTCAAGCTGGTAAAAAGTTTATCCATGACATTTTAAGAAAAAATGGCTATAAAACAATTTTAGAAAATCAACAAGAACAACAAAGATTTGACTTTAACTAAGGGGGCTTAAATATGGAAGATAATAAAAAACTAAGTTTCACATACTTTGGTGATATAAGAATAGAGAAAGCAAATGTTAGAGTGATAGAAATAGGGGCTGGAAGTCTTAAATTCGCAATAGATGAAAGATATCCTCATTACATAAAGGTTTACATAGGAGATAACTCTGACGAAGGATTTGAATACATTGACGATATATTAGGGATAGATCAAAAAATAAATGATGATGAATTTATGACAATAGTTCTTAATTATTGTGTGCAACATGTAGAGTTTATAACAAATAAAGCAATGGAGGAAAGGGTTCAAAATTACTATAAAAAGTTAGAAAAAGAAAACCAAAAGGTAAAACAAATTTTATCTCAGTATACAGATGAACAGTTATTAAACGAAGTTAACGAAAGAGGACTTTTAGGAGGTAATTAGCATGGCAGTATATACAGGAACAGAACACTTCATAAAAAAGAAGTAGAAGTAGTATCAGACATATTAAGAGCTAGAGGTTTTAGAGAAGAATGGAGCATCATAACTCCATACCAAGCAGAAATAAAGATGTTCCACGTGTTACAAAACAAGTTTGCACTACTTAGAAAACAAGGTAATAACACAGTAGTAGATTATTCGAGATAGGAGGCATCATGTTAGCAAAATACATAGTAGTAAGTATCATATTTAGCTTAGGCTTCGTATTTGGAGCTTGGTGGCACAGCATACATAATTAGGGGGTGAAAGTATGGCAAGTGAATTTGAAAAGATGTTAGTAAGAAACATGGACCAAAGCGAACTACTTCAAACAATATCAGAAAGAATTGACTTAGTTGATATCATTGAAAAATTTCGTTATAGCGAAGACTATGCACCATGTGAATATCTAACAATAGAACAATTACAGGAGTATCTACATTGTGGCCGTAACTATGCTTTACAGGTAGCAAGATATGGACTTAGCACAGGAGAATACACAGTAAATCATATGGGGAGAAAGTATCTAGTAGACAGAATAAGCTATGACAAATATGTCAAAAGAAAACTAGGAAAGTCTTTAAAGGAGGTACTATAAATGACAAATCAAGAGTTCAGAGTAAAAACATTAGGTTTATTCGCTAAAGCAGAATTTATAAATGAAAATATAGATTTTGCTAAAGCTGAAATTAACTTATCTTTACAAACCAGTAAAGGTGAAAACTACTACATCATTTCAATATTAATATACGAATACAACACAAAAGTACACTACATCACATTTACAAGTGCAGCTTACAATGCACTAGACCTATTAAGAGATATATCAGACCTATTAGACAACTATATAGAAGGCATAAGGGAGGTGATATAAATGACTATTACCTGTTCGCCAGAATACCTAGATAGAGCAGCAAAAGATTATCCAGAGTTTACATTTTTAGAATACATAGCAATGTTACAAACTGGAAGATTAACAGAAGAACAAGAAGAAATGACATTAGAAGAAGCAAGAGAATTTGCACAAATGGAAAGAGACAGAATAGATCTAGAATATGACATGACACATCAATAAAAAGAAAAGTACCTCTCTAATGGTGACTAGGGAGGTACAAAAGACATATAATAAGTGTTCATTTATTAACGTTTAATTAATTATAACATGAAAATGGGAGGATTAGGAAGTATGAATTTATATGAACTTACAAGCAACTTTATAGAAGTAGATAGATTAATAAGTGACTATTTAGAAAATGGAGAAGAAGATTTAGCAGAAAATTTAGTAAAAGCTAATAAAATAATAGCTGATGAAATAAAAAATAAATCAAATGGTTTTGTATACGTTTTTAGAAATATAGATAGTCAAATAGAAAGCATAGACAGTGAAATAAAAAGACTTCAAGAGTTAAAAAAACAAAGACAAAACAAAGCTGAAAATCTTAAAAAGATGTTAAAAGACAATATGGAAGCACTTGGAGTTAAAAAGATGGAAACAGATTTAGGCAACTTTACTATAAGAAACAATCCAGGAAGTCTTATTATAGATGATTTAGAAAGTGTACCAGATACATATAAAGAAACTGTTGTAACAGAAACAGTTAAAGTTGATAAAAATGCAATTAAAAAACTTATAAAAGGTGGTACAGATGTAGAAGGATGCCACTTAGAAGTCGGAACAAGTTTAACTATACCAAAAACTAAAAAATAAGGAAGGTGAATAACATGAATAAAGCAGTACAAGTAAATGATAATGCATTAGCACTTGCAGAATACAAATTAGACGGCGGACAAGTATTAAACAATAATACAGTTAAAAATTACTTAGTCAGAGGTAATGGAAATATAACAGATCAAGAAACATTAATGTTTATCGAATTGTGTAAAGCTCAACATCTTAATCCATTTTTAAATGAAGCTTATTTAATTAAATTTGGGACAAGCCCAGCTAACATAGTAGTCGGTAAAGATGTATTTGTAAAAAGAGCAAATAGAAATGAACACTTTGAAGGTATGAGAAGTGGAATCATAGTAGAACGTGATGGAAATTTAGTAGAGATAGAAGGTTCTGTAAAGCTTAAAAAAGATATTCTAATTGGTGGATGGTGTGAAGTTCATAGAAACGATAGAAAGTTCCCTATAAAGTCATCTGTAGCTTTGGAGGAATATTCTAAAAGTCAATCGACTTGGAAAACAATGCCAATGGTAATGCTTAAAAAATGCGCTATGGTTACAGCACTTAGAGAAGCATTTCCAGAAGATTTACAAGGTTTATATGATAGTTGCGAAATCAAAGAAGTACCAGATAAATTACCTACTAAAGAAGTAGTAATAGGTAAAGCAACAAGTGAGCAAAAGAGAAAGTTATTAGCAATGGCAGAAGTAAAAGGATTATATAACCATGAAGATGCTAAGAACACAGAAAAGCTTGAATATTTCTGCAGCAGTAACGGATATGACCTAAAAGACTTAAAATTCGAAGAAGTGGACGAGCTATTACAACTACTAACAAACTATGAACCAGTACAAGATGTAGATTATACAGAAGAACCTATAGAAGAAACAGAGGATAATGGACAAATAGAAGGACAGCAAGTAATGGATATGTAGCTAGGTTGGGGAGCAATCCCCTTCCTAGAAAAGTAATAAATAAGGAGGCTTAGTAATGAGCGACAATCAAAAATATTATTATCTAAAATTAGTAGATAATTTCTTTGACAGAGATGAAATGATAATACTTGAAAGTATGCCAGATGGTTATTTATATTCAAACATACTTTTAAAACTTTATCTTAGAAGTTTAAAAAATACAGGGAAATTAATGTTTAATGACAGAATACCATATAATTCAACAATGCTTGCTAATGTTACTAGGCATCCAGTAGCAGTAGTAGAAAAAGCAATCGATATATTTAGACAATTAGGATTAGTAGAAATACTAGACAATGGAGCTATCTATATGCTAGATATTCAAGACTTTATAGGTAAAAGTTCTACAGAAGCAGATAGAAAAAGAAATTACAGAAGAAGAATTGATGAAGAAAAGAAACAGTTATCAGAAGGAAAAGGGCAAACAACAGGACAAATGTCCCAACAATCGTCCGAAAGTACAGGACAAATGTCCGACCAAATCTCCACCATAATTAGAGATAGAGATAGAGATAGAGATAGAGATAGAGATAGACCTACATATATAGAAGAGGATACAAATAATAAGTTGGTAGGTAAGTTTGCTAAACTCTATGAAAATAATATAGGAGTAATAAATGGAGTAACATCAGAATGGCTTATAGATATAAGTAAGGACATAGATTATTCACTTTTTAAAAGAGCAATAGAGATATGTACAGAGCGAAGTAAAACTAACTTAGGCTATCTAAAAGGGATAATCAACAACTGGACCAATAAAAATATATACACAATGGAACAATTACAAGCATACAAATTACAGCAAGAACAAAACAAACCTAGACAACAAGAATCAGCAGAAAAACAAAATATGGACTTTTTAGACAGATTAGAAGAAAAATTTAAAGTATCAAATGGTAATGATGCAATAGATCCAAATTCGGAACGATATAAAAGAATGCTAGAACTAGAAAGAGAACTAGAAGGAGATGATTAGATGGATGCTGCTTTACTAAACAGAATAAAAGCTACTTTAGAAAAACATGCTCCAGAACCAGTAAAATATGATTGTCCTAAATGTGAAGACAGAGGATATATTTTTAAAATACAAGATGGATATGAAGTGGCAGTTGCATGTGAGTGTCTAGAAAAGAAACAAAGTATCGAGAAAATGGAGCGTAGTGGACTTACAGAAGCTTTCAAACAAAGAACGTTTAAAACATTTATAGTTAACAACGAATGGCAATTAGAAGCGAAGGCAAAGGCTATGGACTATAGTAAAAATTTTAAAGAAACAAAAGCAAGCTTGATTTTAACTGGCAATCCAGGCTCAGGAAAGACACATATTGGTGTGGCAACTATGTTAAGGCTAATAGAAAATAATACAGGATGTGTCTACAGAGAATATATATCAATGCTAACAGATTTAAAACAAACATCAATGGATGAAGAAGAATATATAAGAAGCTTAGAAAAGTACATAAATCCACCAGTATTGTTTTTAGACGATTTCCTAAAAGGCGAGCCTACAATAGCTGATAGAAAGCATGTATATAAAATAATCAATACTAGATATCTAAAGAGTATGCCAATGATAATTAGCACAGAAAAGAGCGTAAAAGAGATTCTAAACTGGGATGAAGCTATTGGCAGTAGATTAATCGAGATGTGTCAAGGCAACGTTATAGAGTTTCCTAGAGGACTTGAAAATAATTATAGATTACGTGGAGTTATATAAAATACTTACAAATAAATAGCCTAGAAGTTAAATCTTCTAGGCGAAAGGGGGATAATCAAATGGCACCAAGACTATCAGATATAGAAAAGGGAAAGATAAAAAGATTATATAACAAAGGTTATTCAATACTTGCTATCTCAAATGAACTAGATAGAAGTGATTGGACTATAAGAAAATACATAAAGGATACAAAACTTACTAAGGAGCCAAAAACAGTAGATTTGACAGGAGAAAGATATGGAAAATTAGTTGTATTAGAACTAGATCATATAGAAAGAAGTACTAGATACTGGAAATGTAGCTGCCAATGCGGTGGTACAGCAGTAGTAAGAGAAGGTAATCTGCGACACGGAATAACAAAAAGTTGTGGCTGCCTAAAGAAAGAAACAAAAAAACATGACGAGGTGACAGTTCAAAAAATAAAACCAAGACATAATAACGG